CCATATTTTTATATTCAATTGGTTTTAAATTTAAATTTTCAGTTTCTTTAATGCTATTTGGATCAATTTCTTTGCCTACTTTTGTAGCTGTTCCAACGTTTAATTTGTATTCAATTAAAAGAGAATTGCCACTTCTTCTTCTATTCTCAAATAATCTAAAGACTTTTCCACTATCTGTCTTTTTAACTACTCTAAAAAACAAGATTTCCCATAGTCTACCTCTCCAAAAAGTAGGAATAAATTGCTTTGGATTCATTACATTGATTAAAGGAACTCCTTCTAATTGTGCCTCTATATCTAATTTTAATACGCAACCTGAGATTGCTGCCGATATTTCCGCACTTTCTAATAAGATACTATTAAATCCATTCTTTTCAATAATATCTTTTATTCTTTCCCCAGCAATTGTTTTTTGATCATACTTAAAGATTGGACTTTCAGAAAATAACAAATCCGCTGAAGTGCTTGCAATATCTCCAGCTAAAGGCATATGTACTATACCTTTTCTTTCTTCAGTTTCTAACCTTGACCAAAATTTTTCTTGAGCTGTCTCATTTCCCGAAGCTAATCTTGTATAAAATCTTAATAATTGTTCAGGATCGCCACTATACCAGCTCGCCCATTCCTCATACTTTAAGAACCAATAGTCACATTGATTAGGTGGGAAATTATCTTTTTCATTCAAAAACATTTAATTCACTCCTTTTAAATTCCTAATATTTTATATCTGCTTGTAGCCCAAGCTATCAGGCTATCGGGTATATGGTCATCAATCTTTGCTATTTTCCCTAGTTCTGGGTTTTTATAATGATACTTTTTCATTTTTTCTTGGGCTGTTTTATTAGTAATATTTAATTTGTTCTTTTCTAATAAAAATCTTAACACATTTATGCCAATACTTTTCCACTTATTAAAAGATACTGGAATAACTTTAGTTGGACATCTTAGCTCCCTAAAAGTTTTTTGCAATGTAATATTACTATCTTTAGGGTTACTATCGCAATAAACCGCTACTACATTATATTTAATACATAATTCAGCTATTGCCTCACATCTTTCTTTTAATTCAACATATTCCCAATATTTAGTTATATTATTACGAAAAATTTCTCTAGGGTCTTGAATTAAAGAAAAAGCTGTAAAACTATATCCCCAGTCAATTCCAGCCTCTGCAAATACATTAGGCTCAAATATATCATTTCTACCTCTGTTATATGCTCTATCTATACTATCAAATTCAAAAATTGTTTCCCCTACTTTAGGTCTTTTTAATAAATATTCAGCATCAACCATTGCTTTTGTACATTGCTTTATTTTTCTTTCAAATTCTTTTAATGTCCAAAAGCCTCTATTTCCAATAACTTCATTAATACACCAAGCATATAATTTAGCTCCAATTTCATATCTATTATCGATTATTTCAGACATTAATCCAAAAGCATTATGTAAAGTGCTAGAAATTATTACATTATCAAGTATTCCGTAATTTGATTTCGGCTGCCCTAAAGCTCCCGAATATATCTTTTCTTCCATTTCGTCAACTTCATCTAATCTTAATTTTTGAGGATGGGGCCCTCTAATAGATTTTGTAGAAGCTGCCAAAGCTTGAAATTGTGATCCATGAGTAGTTTTAAAACCTCTTCCAGCTACTTGACCATTAACTAAAAGTTTATTTCTTAAATGAGCTACCGTTGGCATATTCCATAATTCATTAGTATAGGCAACCGCTTTTATTGACTGTTCTAAGCTTCCCCCTAATACAGTCGTCCAGCAATGCGGCTTGAATACACTTTCAAGCCAACCAAGAATCGCTAAATCTCTTGTCTTTCCTGATCCTCTCATTGCGTACCATATGGAAAAAGAATCTTGTTCTGAATATGCTCCCCATAATGCATCTAATGGAGATTTATGATCATTTTTTACACAATATTCATTTGTACTTCGAGGATAAGGAAATTTATTATTTAATACTGTGGCACAATAAAGAGCCAAATGTTCCTTTGATCTTGGAGCTTTCCCAGCGAATGATTCATCTATATCAACTATATTTGAAAAGTTCGGCAGTGCTTCTTGTCTATTATAAAGAGAATTAATCACAGCAAAAGAAAGAATATCACAATATTTTATTATTGTTTTTTTATTTTTCTTCTTTGTTTTCTGCATTTTTATCCTCTTCTTCCTTAATTTCTTTTTCTAATTCTTTGTAATCTTCGTCATCAATTGCAGGATATAAAGCTTTGAAGGCATTTTGTATATGTTCATCTGTAATATTAAGTTTAATTCTTCCCTTTTCAAATTCTTCAATGATTTCTTGATCGACTCTTTTCCATTTAGTAGGAAATCTATTACATAGAGCAAAAATTAAAGCATTAACATTCCCTCTATGAAATTTTGTAATTTTTTTTTGTTTCTTTTTTCTTCTTATTACTTTTTCTTTACCACCATTATCAATTAATACATCCTCCTCCAACTCTGTTTGTACTTCAGTATGTTCAAAGCCTGTACTTTCTTTATATAATGCTTCTGTTAGTTTGATTTCTAATTTTTGTTTGCTGTTCTTTAGTATGTCTCCAAAGTCAATGTGTATTTTAGCATGTTTATAAAATGTCTGTTTTGATATGCCTAACATATCATATACTTGCTTATGAGAATAACCCTCATTAAGCCAAAATTTTATTTTATCTAAATTAGGCTCAATTACATCATAATATTTATTTTTTGACATGATAAATCAACTCTTTTTAAACTTTTCATTAAGAATACATGGAACAGCATTTTTCCATTTGATTTTATGATGTATTCTTTTTGAATCATTGTTTATTATCATAGAAATTTTTACACATGATGGACAATACATTACAGTATAAAAACTTTTAACATATGTTCCTTGTTCTAAATATATAGTTGTCATTCCTCCTGATTGTTTTTGGGTTTGTATTTGTTCTAGTGCGATATGATTAAGCATTACAAAAATTTTACCTTCTTGTCCTAATTTTACATAGGTTGTTGTATCTTCATTTACATTTCCTAAAAAACTAAACTTTCTATCTACACTACATATAAAGCTATTCATAGCTTTTCTTTTTAATCTTATAGCTGCACCCATTGGGTTATTTGTCCCCCCAATATAATCCCCACCTTGAGCGAATGTAACGGTTAGAATATCTTTGTTATATTCAAGAAATTTAATCATTTCATCAATAATATTATTTAATATTGGGATTCTAATTTTTGTATGTTTATAATCTAAATTCTTATTAAATCTATAATTCATTGATTTATAATCATCATCAAGCTCCATGAAGTATTTATATCCTTTTTCTTTAGCGATATCAAAACAGATATTTCTTGCTGATACGACAGTTTTTCTATGATTAAAATTATCTCCTTGATCAGTCTTTTTACATGCTTCTTTTTTATCGAACATTAAAACCTTTTCAGGTCCATATTTCTCAAAATATTGATCGGCTGTTTCGTCTTCATTATCGATCAAAATAAACCATTTGCCAGAATAACCAAGATTATTTAACATATCAATTGTATGTATTTTATCAGCTCGCCCATGACTTAAAATAAAAACACAAAAATCTTTTCTCAATTAAAATCATCCTCTCCAAATGGCCCTTCAACTTCATTGTTATTTAATTCATCTTCCCTTAATTCATTTATTTTTTTTGAAAAATCAACAAGTCCATTAGCGATAGCTTTTTCATAATCAATTATAATTAAAGCTAAATCTTCCATTAATTCTTGAGTCTCTTTATTTTGATGGCAATAAAATTCTGCAATATTTTCATAATTGAATGTTAAAAATCTATTTGAGGCAAGGGTTAAAAAGTCTTTTAAATCTTGATCAATATTACTTTTATTAATTTTATTAATTAATTCTTTTGTTCTATCAACATTAACTAAGTCATTAATTGGTGGAGCTTCATCCATTTTAGGAGTATATTCTGGCGATGCAATTTTATCAGTATATCTATTTTCATCATTTTCATTACTACCAGATCCCGAAGAATTATTATTATTTTCAAAATTTTTAAATTCTTCTTCTAAATCTTTAAATTCTTGATTATCGAATCCAGTTAAAAGAAAATCGTCATCATTGAAATCTTTTAAAATTTCATATAGTTTCTGATTATCCCATTCACCAGATATTTTGTTGAGTGCTACATTTAAAGCTTTTTCTTTTGTTTCATCAAGACCAACAACAACACAATCAATATCGGTATAACCTAAATCATTTAATACTTTTACTCTTTGATGACCTCCAATTATTCTATACTTATTATTTTCACAATTTTCATTGACGATAATAGGCTCAACATAACCAAATTCATCAATACTTTTCTTGATCTTTTGATATTCTGGATCATTTTCTTTTAAATCTTTTCTTGGGTTATATTCAGCATTGATTAATTCGCTCATTGATAACTTTTTAATTTTCAAGACATCATCTCCTCTACTTTTAAGTATATTGTACTATAAATATTGAACAAAACAAAAGGAAGCTTAGAATTTCTAAGCTTCCTTAATATATTTTATTTATTTAATGTTTTCTTATAATTAGAAATTAATTTATATATTTCTTCTATCTCTTGAAAAGATAAATAATTTTTTGATATATTTATCTTTTCAATATCCCTATTTCTAATAAATACATCAGCTATAATTTTATTATTATCTATAATTGAATAAATTGGATTTCTACCTCTTACGGTACATTTTAAATACATATCAAATTTTAAATTTTTTACGATATTTTATTATTTGATTAGCATTAATATTACCAGTGCCAGTTACCTTATTAATCTGACCTCTATTATTATTAATAATAATAGAATCATCATCTTTAGGATTAGTAGAATAATCTATACCAATATAACATGGTTTTTTATAAGTTTTAGCATCATGATTTTCATTAATCGAATCATTAATATTATCAATAATTTCATTAACTAGAATTACTTCAGACTTTAATTCTACAGTTTCTAAAGCTTCCTTAATAGTTTCCAACATACTTATAATACTTTTTTTTGCC